AGCAAGATCACGATTTTCAGAAAGTCCATCAACAATCGTAAGTTTCAAGTCAACAGTATTAGTATTGAGAATAACTTGCTCAATACGTCCTGTAAAATGATCAATAGTATTAAAAGAAGCCGCATCGGTATTAGTTGCACCCGCCCCCGACGCAATACACGGAATCTTTACTAATTGTCCAACTAAGAAAAATTCAGGTCGAGTGCCTGTAGCCCCAACCTCAAATGCATTTCTAGCTGTTCCCTCTGCATTATAGACAATACCAATATTGCCAGCCGACTTATAGTCAGTAGCCATACGAACATAATAAGTATCACCAGCATTTACATTGGTATAAGTAACAGTAGCATCAGTTGTAGAATATCCAGCAATACTCGTTCCGTGAGCAACAACATAAGCATAACGACGATGAATAGAACTGCGTCTCTCCAGCGTTTTAGGCTGAGGATCATCCGTAGGTCTCTTGCGATATTTACTCATCAACGCCAGTAGTGGAGTGTTCGCCGGCCCCACTTGCGTTGCTTCCGGTATTGGTAAAAAACCAAAAGTTCGCCTTAAATCGCCAGTATCAAGACTTGAACCAGTTGAAGAGGCATAACCTTCGGTAAGACCGGTAAGATTAGAATCTAATGTTAAAAAATCCATACATACTCCAAAATTGTATGGAACTAAGGTGCTTTACTTTTCCTCTCCCAGAGAGGTTATATCAAATCCTCCGCTTTTTTTAATTGAATCCATAAATATACCGCTTGGGTCACGTCCTTCGCTCCCTTTTATACCAATCAAATTAGGCGGAAGATTATCTAAAACAGACCTTTGTTCCAGTTGTTTTTTACGTAATTCCTTAATTACGTTTTCCATTCGTTTTTTATCCAGTTCTTCCTGATGGGTAATAATCCAAGCAGTTTTAAGGTCAAGCCTTACATTTTTACCCTGCTTTTCAATCCAATCATTAAACTGGTCTTCCGTCAAATTGTATTCTTTCATTAGAGATTGCTTTTGCTCATTGAACTCACGCTGAATTTCTTTTTCAGACATTTCAAGTTCTTTGGCTTTTTGCTGTTTTTCGTATAAACGAGCAGCTTCAATAGCCATCATAGCACGCAATACTCTTCCTGAATCAGAATTGGGATTCTTGACTGCCTCATCTTGATCAAACACAAATTCATCCTTATTAATCCCCAATGCTTCAAATAAATCCGAAGGTTGCTTTGGAGATTCAGCCTGTTTAATTTGCTGTTTGATAGATTCGAGTTCCTCACGTAACCTATTAGCTTCTCTTGTAGAGCCAGAATAACCATCATTAGCCTTTTTTAAATCAGCTTTAGTTTGCTCCAATTCTCTTTGGAGTTCTTCTACTGTTTTCGGCTTTTCATCACGATGTTCTTTATTCTTAGGTTCGCCTGAGGGAGCGTGAAAAATTCCTGCGAGCAAGTTGGCATCGTCTTTAGCGATGTTCCCAGCTTTCTCCTTTTTTTCTTCAGCCATATTTACTCCTATCACAATTTAACATCTATAATATAACAAATTTTTTAAATATTACAATGTAAAAATACTCCAATAATATAATATTCTTTATGTAGAATAATCTAAATTGTTTATAAACAACATATTCAGATTTTATTTATTTTCATTTTGTTTCGCACTTTTCTTGATAATTTCAATATCTTTCCTAAATTTATCCGCTTCTGACAGCATTTGATTGCTTACAATATCGGCATTAGCCTTGATCGTTTCACGAACTTTATGCTGTTCCGCTTCAGTTTCAAGGACATCTTTCCGCATTTGCAAACTACCCATAATAGTATCAAGTTGGATTTTGCTTTGAATCACTTGACGACGGAGTGTATCAGCATCACCCCTTAACTGCTTAATTTCTTCATCTTTTTGTGCCAAAGCCTGCTGTAATTGAGCAATTTCATCCATACGTTGCATAATTCCCGTTTTATCTTCGATTTCAATTGACCGCAAAAAGGCAAGTTTATCAATTGCGCCTTTTTGGTAATACTCAAACATCTTATATTCTTTAGCCTCACGGCTTACTGGCCAAACCGAATCGGCAACTTCTACCACATCAAATTGCGCCGATTGATAATCGAAATATTTACCTATTATTTCACCAACATTATTGAAAATTGGTTTATTAATTTCATATTCTTTATATTCACTTTTTTCATTACCAGCTTCAGATGATACAATTCGATATATTTTATGAGCTGTATATGTCTTCTGGGCAACATCTTTAAATACTTTGCCAACTTGTCTCAGCCACGGATTAACTGTATTTTGCAAATAGGTTCTAAGTCTGCGTGTACCAAACTCATCCATTAAAGCTGTGCTTTTAAATGGCTCATTAGTAACACGTTCCATTCCCATCATATAATCACTTATTCCAAGTGAATATGAAATATCACCTTTTCCCATTTGGGTAAGCTCATAAAAAGCATTATTGAGTTGGGAAGGCGCTCTCGGTACTGGTGGATTATCACCTACATATCCAATAAGACTACCTGGAAGTGATATATCTTCTTTAGCTTCTACAAGATTGACAAGTGAACCTTCCTTATACCACCAACCAGGATTACTGGATATATTGGCGTGATGGACAACTATCTGATGGCATTTATTAATTTCTTCCTGTTTACCTGTAACGAATTTAACTGCACTAATTGGACACGGATTACCAGTATGAATAAATGGAAGTGGAATAATCGTGTAATTTTCATACGGCATTATTACATCCCAAAGATATTTATCGCCTACAACGCCTTCGCTTCTAATCCTATCTTGATAATATTTGATTTCACTACCAGAAATTATAGTGCTGGCAATTACTGGGTCTTTAATTAATAAATTATATTCGCCCTCAGTAACGGTTCTCTCGGTTGTTTTTGAAACTTCATTTGTTATTTCAGCATTTACCTTGCTTTGCATCTCTTGGAATTGAGCCATTAGTTGATTTTGAGCTTTCTCAAGTTCAATTTCAGCTCGTTCTGGTATAATCTGCCCATTAGCAACCATTTCACTATACTGTTTCTGGAGTTCTTTAATTTTGACTTGAATTTCTTTTTCAAATTCTTTAAGAGCCAGCATAGAGTTTTTTTGCATTTCATCTAATTCAATTTTGGTAGGTGGTGTTTTTTGTAAAAAGGTAATATAGGGTATTTTTACTTTACTATAACACTCATAATAACCAATTATTTCATCTTGTTCACCAGTAGTTTTTATAAAATCTAAACTTTCTACCGCTGTATCATCCCAATAAGCACGTCTTGTAATTCCCAGACAATTGCCACTTGCATTTTTAATTATATCCGCATACTGAGGCAATTCACTCATAAGCTTTTGCTTACCAATATTCTTTGCAACTATCATAAATTTAGCATCTCTTGAAAATACATCAGTGCTTTCAGGATCAACAAATAATTCTTCTGGTTCGATTCTGCCAAATTTTACATCACCATTGCCTCTATCAGAATTTTTATCAACATAAATTTGTAAAACACCCTTCGACTTTACAATTGCATCGTGTATAATCTGAGAATATATTAAAGTGCCATCACTTAAATCCCAGCAATAATCCGATAACGCAGTATGCAATACACCGACTTCACTATCGAATCCTGACATATCACGCCCAATAGTTTTCCAACGTGGTTTGTTAGCAGTCAAAAAGTATTCCATAACAAGAATAGCAGGTGTTATGCGATTGACGGTAAATGTTGGCATATCAGCATCTTTAAGATCTCTAATTTCACTGGCAGTTAATTGTTTATCCTCAAAAAATGCTTCGCCTTTTAGCAAATTATATTCCCAATCCCAGCGTTTAGGATTATTACTTGCATTAAAAATACTTATTATCTCCGAAACACGTTTGTCTGGTGATACTTTTTCAAGTCCTATGGTTTTTCTTGCCATTCACTAACCTCACATTACTTTCCACGATTTTGCTCTTTTCCTTTTGATATACCATTCGGTATTGGCTTCTTCTGGCGATTTTCTCTTGATATAACCCTGTGGTGGGTAAGCAGATACATTTGCATAATAAAATGCATCTATTTCATCCGAATGCGCCATAGTAGCCCCGAAATTTATAGTTTCTTCAATAAGATTATAACTTTCCTCACGGTAATAAATCATTCCTTGAGTATAAAACGGATTAAGATAAGATGAAATCCGATTAAGCTTGTCAACTCCACCTGGTTTTTGAGGATTGCCAATTACATACATTTTATTTAATTTCATTTTTCTTTGCATTAAATCCTGAAAAACACTTCTATTTAGCGATACATCTTCGATACTTCCGTATAAACAATGAAATTCATCATACATTTCGATATAATAATCCACTACGCCCTTTTTCCCTATAAGCTCATCATTATCTCCACGCAACCCACTCATTGGAATATTCTGATGTCTTTCTGTTCGCAAATGATAGCGTCTATTAAGCCCATCAACAGCAATAGCAATTATACACGAATAGCTACTGCTTCTTGTGGCAATATCCGTAGCTGGATCGCAACCGAGAAAAGTATTTACCACTATCTTTTCGCCATTAATTACAAGATAATTAACTCCATTACCATCTCTTATATTGCCACCTTCGTGCATAAATATACCATTGTGAAATTTGATATGATCACGTGTCCAGATAGCAACATCAGATGAGGCGACTTCAAGTTCATATTCTTGATAATAAAGCGCTAATTGACCACGAGATTCTAATCTTTCTTTGATTTTATTAAGAACATATCTTGGCAAACGGCTATTCCATAAAACGCCACCTGGCATATCTGGTTGAGTTGAGGGATAAACAAATATTTTCCACGGATAGGAATCTAAAGTACCTTCAGCTTTACATTTTTTGTAAGCTTCTATAAATTCTTGAGCTATTGATAATGGTTGCGGTGTATTGATAAAAAATAATCTACAACGTGGCTTTTGGTCAATTGCTGGTAGAATAGCACCAAAAAGCGTATTACGTAAATCTTGCCTTGCACTCTGAGTTTTAGTATTAAGTTCATTTTCAATATCATCAGCAAAGACCCTGCTAAAACGAATAGCACCGCTTTCAATAGTAGCTTCAGTTTTTCCACGAATACTTTTAAGATTACTACTACTAATCAATTTGTCGCCATAAATTGTAGTAATTTCCTCCTTATTCCATATATCTCCTCTTAATTTTCCAAATATATTTATAATATCATAGTTTTGTTCAAGATGCTTAGCTATATATCTGACATTACCAATACTATCATCTTGAGTTTTAGCCGTCCAACCATAGAATAATGGCTCACGATTTAACATTTCATTCCACCAATATTCACCAAGCACAAATCCTTTCATTTCAGCACATTTTTGGAGAAATTGTTTGGAAAAACAAAAATCGTGAATAATACTGCACTTAATTAAAGTTGTTTTGCCTGAATCTCTGGCTATAATAATAGCACAAGGTTTAGTACTATCGCTATTAATCTCATCAGCTAATTCATAATGAAACAATGGCGTCTCGGATTTCATAAAATCACCAGGTAAAAACCGTTTGCCAAATGCTATTAAGTCAGTATAAGTGAGATAAAGCATTTTTTCAATAGAACTGATATTATCTGGAAGTTCTTTGAGATGATACATTTACTTTTTCTGTTTTTTTAATTCCTCATTTTCTTTTTGTAATCTTTCAATTCTAAATTCTTGGTGAAGATTATTAATTGTTCCCTGAAACTCTTGTCTGATTGAATCCAAATGATTATAAATATTTTGAATTTCACCTTGTAATTTGACAATTTCTTTTTCTAATTTTCTCATTTTTTACTTCTTATTTTTATTTAACATATAAATTATTATTATTCATCTATTTCTGGGGAATTAAGCATTTTAGGACGTTCAATTTTATCAACCATATGTGATTCATCACGGAAAAAAGAAATACCAGCAAGTAACGGATTTTCGGGTTGAGCCTTTTCTTTATCATCCATTCCAATATATTCACCAAGTTTAGTGATCGCATTTAATTTATCACGCACTGCGGTTTCTTTAGAATCAGCAATAGCCTTAATGGACTTTATAATCCATTCCTCATCAACACCTTGTCTTTTAGCTGCATCAATAGTTCTTTCATTCATATATTTCCTTATCCTTTCTTGTCTGGCTAACAAATAGCCATATTTCTTAGCGTATTTACCTACATAACCAAATGCCATACAATAACTAAATTCAATATCGTTACCAGTTAATAAGAAAATAGCAAATAATACCTCTTTAGGGGTTAAATATTTACGTCTGGTTATGTTTTTATATCTATTGGTGACACTATTAGCATTAAGAACATAACAACTTTCACGAATATTGAAATCAGTATCCATTTTGTAGTTTTTATTGGGTGGAAATGTGCCTACAATCGTTCTAATAAATCCCTTTGAATTACGCAATATCTCGCAAACTCCACCATCATCAGCTTCTACCCAATCACCAACTTGTGCCTTACGCCAGTCAGGACTTAATTTTGGCACTGAATTATAACGATTAATAAAATAACGCTCAAAATCTGCCTTATTATTAAATACAATATGTTGTATCCCCTTAATTGTGTT